CGTCTCCAGGGAGCTACTAACCACATGTTTAACACCTCGTGGACCACCTACTGCTTGGTAGAAGGATGCCGTCAAGCCGGCTGCAGGGGAAGTACCATGGAGCTTCACCTCGATCTTGCCATTGTGTCCATTGGCGCCCGTGACTGCTGCCTGCAAAAACTTAAGAGTGGTACAATGAGCAGACCCTGTAAAGACGGCTATTGAGGTGCCGCCCTCAAGTATATCGCCATTGCTAGCTGTGGGGCTGGCATGGTGGGCGGCGCCACCAATAAATCTATACTTCTTGACGGTGCCATTGGAACTTGTTAGAGCAAGTATTGAGGACGCGCTGAGGAAGGCATATCCAAGGCTGGACGTAGCGCCGGCAACGCCGGTACCACCGTTCGCTGCTACAGCACCGTATTTAGCGCCCGCTGTTGCCCCGCCGCTAATCCTTAAGTGATAGGATGCGCGAGGCTTCGCAAAGCCGGCATAGGAGCCGCTGAACTTCATCATTGTATAAACTTTCGAGCCGGTATTAGCGCCAACTGAATGTCCTGCATATTTGGGAGGACCAAAATAGCCGAAGGGAAGCAGGGCATCTTCTGTGGCGCCGGCTTCAACGTCTGCATTCATCTCTACATATACGTAGCGGGATTGGTTGGGGTACTCACCGTACTCTCTGAGAGTGCGGTTGGTGGTATCCCATGCGTTATACTTGTCTCCAATCTTTCGTGCAATAAAGCTGGGATCGGTCGGGTTAAGTGAACAATTGTCAAATCTCTCAACCACCTCAACGTTGTTATCGGTATCGTTAATGTTGCGTAGGACCACGGAAAACGTTCCGTATTCGGTCACTGATGTGTTAGATTGTCTAATGTTCTCAATAGAAACCTTTACATGCTTTTGGAGCCATTCGCCGTGACCGCGACCTTGGAGGCGGAATAGCTTTTGCATGTTTTGGGGCTTATAGCTTGTGGCAATGCCTGTGTCTTGTCCGATAAACCATCCTGCGACGCCTTCACGGGACTCCTGTCCTTTCATCTTTGCGGGACCTATGGTTGGTGCTCCAACCGATCCGGAACCGAGCGCTAGGAGAATTCCCAAACATTGGGTGCCCACAGCGCCGGCATCTCGAACGTTTTGTTCGAAAGTTTCGCCAAGCCAATAATCAATCTCTGCCGAAGTGGGATAATAACTACCACTTCCTGCAAGTTGGGGGTTTGTGCTGAATTGCTGGCGAATGAATTTTTGTGAATTGTCATCAAAATTGAATGTAAATGTCTGAGCCCCTTGTGCGGCGCCGTCAATCGCCATCTTGAAGACACCCTGGCTATCCGAAAGGATGACGGTGCCTGCAGATGCGGTGGTGTATTCCGGGGACATTCCCCAAACGGCACCACTTAACCGGATGCTACCATTGTTAAGGTACCAAATCGCTGCACAGTCCATCGTTCCCAAGTTGCCCTCATGATCGCCTGTGACGCTCGAAGACTTAATCAGGAACAGACCATAGGCGCCGCCGCCTGCGACGGGGGTCGGAATGGTTTGCCAGCCAGCCTTAGCTGCGGGGCTTCCGTCGTTATTCGTAGATTGCTGCCCGAGAAGGCGGACGTAGGTAAGGGGAGCCACGCCAGAGGCTAAGAAAGCCTTGGCCGCATACGTCCCGTACATGGGGGATTGGAGGTTTCCTTCGCGGTAAATATCGCCGCCGGCATTGCCGGGAACCGTGTCGCCAAACTGGTTGACGAAGTCGCTATACGACTCAATTTTAATGGGCTGCATGGCAAGACCCTTGCGGGAGCGTCCTATGACCACAGGACCAATGGCATCTGGCGAATTCGGAATGAACGAATTATCGATTTCGTTAATGAAAACGCCAGGAGATACAAACTTAAAGTTTTTAACAGACATCTTTGTGAAACCCTCTTTGCGTGAAATAGTCTAATTGAGAATCAATCAACAGTAAATAGTTTACGCATTTTCAAAAGTCTTGAAGGAAACAAATAATTTTGGCTCCAGTTCAGGAACTAATCCTCTATAAAGGAGGATTGACCAGGAAGTGGTACCGATTCCCTCGGGAAGGTTATTTCGACGGCATTTTCCTCTATTTTGACCAGTGGTCGGTTATCGTTTTCACCCTCGCCGATAAGATACCCCAATACTTTGATGGTAACTTCCGTGGAAAACATGCGCATTTCCTCGGCTAAATCGTTAACATTGTTGTCATGTTTAAAATCCTGATCGATGAATGCCTCGTATAGGTGTCCGTTTCTTCGCATCACAAAGGAATTGATTTGCCCGGTGCGAGCAATGAAGGGCGCCACCAACTCGTTCATTTGCTGCTGGTATTCTGTTTTGAGTGTAATCTTGTAATCTACATTAACATATACAGGGATGGGAATAGAAAGTGTCTGAATTACTACCTTCTTGTTGGTCCGGGGGTAGAACTTTTGTTGCACCACGTTCTTCGGGAGCATTCTCATTGATGCTGCCACGGCAAAGTTTCGAGTTTTATCTTCAACAATCCTCTTGGCAATCACCATGCGACCGGTACGACCATCCCTGTTATTAGAATAAGTTTGTGCCTGATAAGCGCCTTTGCGTTCGGGATCTTTGGTAATGCCCGTCCTTTCGACACTCAAGAGGGGCAGTTTAAGGGCACCAGCATCATCTCGTAACTGTTTTTCGTTTTTGATCTGGTAAGATCTCTCGGGTGCTTGCCATAGGACGGGGACAAGTGAGTTCCCTTCGTTAGTCTTGGCAGTTAATTCTAAGTCTTTCTTAATCCAAGACACCATACAGTAATCGATATCTTCCAGGGTGGAAGCTAACATCCCAATTTCAGATAAACCGACGGAGCCTGTGCTCGGAAGATCTGGCAAGAGTGCAAAATCAAAATTATCAGGTAGCATCGAACAGCCCCTTTCTGGCTCTCTTACATACGGCGGAAATCTCAAACCCGTGATCCACTTGACCCCACAGCTTTTTATCTTCACTTAGTTTAACTATTTCATAATAGTAATCACCGTACAAAACAAAGTCCCCCTCGCGTACATACATATCCTGATCTTCTTCTAAACGACGCTTATGAAAATGTACGGCAATTTCCCAACTCTTATCGATGCCGGCGCCTGCCATATAAGATGTGGCATATTCGGTCCACTCAACCAGAGCAAACACTCTTACGGGAGGTAAATACGTCTTTTCTATAGCCTCTCCGTAAAGCTCGTGGAAGTCGGTGCGCTGCATATCAACAGGATAATAAAGAATCTGCTGTCCGATGACCTTTTCAATAAGTTCATCATTAACCTGCTTTACTAGGTCGCGTTCTTTCTTACCTAAAAACAAGGGGGGAGGTGGCTGTGCTGGTCTTTTCCATTCGTTTGCCATTTAATTTACCCCACGAAAATTGGCAGCGGGCTATTTTTAAAGGTTGTGGCCGTTGCCTCCGATTTTTCACTATCCTTCTTGATCAATTCTGTGTATTCCATTGCTGCTAGCATATCTACTAGCTTGTCTCTTAGTTCTGCTTGTTCTGTTTTTGCTTGACTTAAAAGTTCTGCATGGTTTAGTGTGACACTGTCGCCAGGAATAGGGACAGTCGTAAACTTTCCTCTAATCTGTCCCAACATTTCTTTGCATACAGATAAAGCATACTTTCGAATCCACTGTTTACCAATCGCATTAATGTTCCTAAAGGGGATATTGCTATAAGGAAGCGTATTCATATTATTAACGCCCTTCACTCCGTCTTCGTATCCGGCGCCTGTCGCTGTAGCATCTTTCTTAATGTAGAATTCAAACCAAATCTTATCGCTCATGAACGGATAATAGCTCGGATTGGGATAAAGCTTTAGTTTGTTGTTTTTAAGTGCATATGAATAATGAGATGTTCTTGTCCAGATGGAGTCTTCATACATAATCGCTTGAAGCTTGTTCTGCCATGTTGGAATGATCTCAAAGGTTGAGTCATCGGCAAATTGCCCGTAGGTAGAGTAATTTCCTACCACCCCAACGCCTCCGTAATAGCCATAAAAGCGCCACATGGCTCGTGGCGATTTAAAATATACCCGGGTAATGAATATTCGCTCATTATCCACCTTTCCGGCATAGGTCACTGCGTTGCCGGATTCATCTTTGCCTGAATCGCTAGCGGTCTGCACGATGGCTTGGAGGTTATAGTCTTGAGTGTTCATGCGGGGCACTATCGATCCGGAGTAAATGGTGGTCGTTCCACCATAGCCCCCAAGCGTAGAAACACCGTCTCCAACGCGTTGAGCATAGGAAACTTGAAAACGAGGGAAGCGCAGATTGGAGCCCGTAGGTCCCGTTAGTTGCGCGCCTAAGTGATCAAACGTCCCTGTGGTGTCACCTAACGTGTCCGACAAGGAGTTCTTGCTTTGGTGTAGGTTGACGATATAAGAGTATTCTAGGACTGCTTCTTCATAAGCAGCATACACATTTCCGGGCGTTAGCTCAATGTCTATTACATCGCCGCCTAATTTCTTATACACATAGGCAACTTGCATGGAAGCGCCACTTAAGAAATTGGCAGATCCGGTGTAAGCCCCAATCGGGCACCCCGCCGTGACTTTGTCGTAGCTACCCGTGCTTGTTAGAATAACTGCGCTAGTGGTAGATTTTGGATTAAGATTTGTTGGCATGCATAGGTACCCCTACTCCCTAAATAGTAAACATAGACGCAAAACTCAGTGCCTATAAGTTGTTTATTTTTTAGTCAGCAGCAGTAGTCGTGCTTTTGGTGGCAGTCGTCTTAGTTTTTGTGGTTTTTCGGACACTCTTGACGGTCTTTTTTGTCACCTTGGGTGCTACCGTGGTATCAGTTTCTACTGTAGTTACCTTGGGGGCACCCAGGGCTGGGACTGGGACGACTACATCGCTCGTCTTCGTCTCAACTGACGCAACCGTCTTCGGAATCCATGTTGGTGTTTCAACAACGGTTTCAGTAGCGCTTGTGTTGGCTGCGCGAGCCTTTAATTTCCACATTAATCTTTTACGAGGGTTCATGGTGGGTTCTCCTTAGTGGTAATTAGTTATAAAATATTCAAAAAGAAAAGCCCCCTCCAAAGAGGGGGCAAAACATAAAGATATATTTTAGTTTAGCTAGCGGTGAAACCAGTGGCACATATGGCCTCTAGGATTCGCCAATTGGTGCCATCACCAATAATTGTACAATGATCGCCAACAATGTGGTCATCAGCAAAGCCAAGTACGGTCTGGTTATAGGCCGCACGTGACGCGTCGGTTCCGTCCACAAGTTGCGTTATCACGGTGCCAACAACCGATGCTGAACCAGCATCAATTAAAAGCGATTTGCCGCTGGTGCCGACACAAAGAAATGTGTAAGTCAAGCCAGCAGTGACTGTCGTTGGAAGTGTCACTGTGACGTCGCTAGCAGCGATGTCAAAGCGAAGCACTTTGTTGCTGTCCGCAGACGTCAAAGTCGTATCTGCCGTAATCGTATCAGGCATACCGATTTTCACCCCGTTGAGCGTGGTGTTCGTTAAGGCCAGTTCTCTTTTTAAATTTTGTATTAGAGCTTGGGTTCTAGCCAAGCCTACTCTTTTTGTTCCCATAGTTTTATAACCCTCCATTTGTAATCATGTCATTAAACACAATAGGATAAGACAAAAGATATACTTCTGCCTCGCTCATAAATAGTTTCGCCCACAAAGAAGACCCCCACCTCTTTCGAGGTAGGGGCTTTCTGTATCACGATTAGCCGTGCTTTTTACTTACTCTATGTTAATAGTTTAAGTATTAGCCTGTCGATCCTGACTCACCAAGTAGTCCGCGCACGATAACAAGACCGTACATATCCGGACGCACCATCTTCTTGGCATAGCGAGTCATCACGCCCTTGCGGGGCACGAAGTCTTCGACGCCGAAGATCGTGGGTGTAGTCTGCAGTGGCACATACGGTGCGTACACGTAACCGCTTTCGAGGAAGCTGTTTCCGCGACGACCGACAAGGATCACGTTTCGCAGGAAGTAAGGATCGACGATAACGTCGAGCTTCTTACTGAGCGAACCGACCTTGACAGCACCAACGGTACCAGTCTCATCATCAGCCGTAACGTTGGCGCGATAGCCAGCCGTAAACTCAAGGATGTTGGCAACTTCAGGTCCGCAGACAATGAAGTTAGCTCCACCACGGAGAGTCTTGCGATGAATCTGGGCAGATACATCGTTAATGGTCTCGATGAGAGTCTCATACCATTCGCTTACCGTACCGGTGAAGTCGGGAGCCGCAGAGGACGCACCAATTTCAGCACCAGTAGTTCGGTTAACGAACAGACCGGGAGCGCGGGACCAGTAATAGGTAGAAGCAGTTGCTCCACCCACAAGGTCACCGAGGATCTCGCGATCAATCTCAAGAGCAATTTGCTCAGAGAGAATGCTCGTAAGCTCAACCTCAGCATCAAGGTTGTGGTAGGCATTAAGGTCTTGCCCTAATTCCGGAGTCCACTTCGCCTTCAGCTTCTTGGTCATCGCGGTGACAGCCACAGAATCGACTTTGATGTCGATCTCGGGGATGTTCGCGCTACCTTCCAGTCCCCACTCAGTCGCACCAACGACGGCGCCGATTCTTCCAGAACCAGCGTTCGTGATGTTATCCTTGATGGGACACTGCACGTATAGCGCCTGTGCGGCGGTGGTCGTGAGAGTCAAAGCCCTGGAGTCCAAAGTGAAGACAAATCGCACAGCCTTGCTTGAGGTCGCTGATTCAGTAGCGTTTACTACTCGTGTAAGGCGACGAATCTGATGGGTCGGATAAGTACTATCGTCGGCATTCGCCCAGGTAAAGGCTGTTGACATTGCAGACGCAGAGGCCACGAACGCACTAAGAACATCAAAGTCCGCGGTCGTAGAAGCCGAAAGGAACTGAGATTGCGCAACATCAAGAACCAACACGTCGTAGCTGGTGCTACTAGCCGTAAGGGCATTGATATCCGGATCGTACTCAATCAGCTGCTGCTGATTGCGGGCAGTGTGAAGCGATGAGGAGTGAATACCCCACTGTTTCTTGATTCCCATATACGTGGTCTTGCTGCTAAGCTTTTGGCTCGTCTTGGGAGATGCATACGCATAACCTCGACCGCCCACAGTACGCGGACCTGACTTATCTTGAGCGAGGTTACCGACCAAGTTAAGACCACCAGTGATCTCGGCACCAACTCTGTCGCCACCGTAGATCGAGGATCCAGAAATGTTACCAAATCTGTTATTTGCCTGACTGGCATCCGAGGTACCACCGAGATCCGGCGAGAACACGAAGTCCAGGAAGAAGATGAGTCCCGAAGGGAGACTCATCGGCTGAACGGAAACG